CGATGACGGAATCCTCGACGGTGTCCGAGGAGTGGCTGAGCGAGTAGTTGCGCAGTTCGCCAATGGTGGTAGTGGAAATCTTGAAGATGCCTTCGCGGCCGAGGTGGTTTGCCATGTTAGTCTGTGGTTAAATAAATGCAGTTGAACGTATGCCGAGCCGTGCCGAAGCGCTTGTCCTCGTCGGGCTCAATCACATAATCCACGCTCGTCAAATGAAGGTCACGGCACTGCCCCCCGAGCGTCACGTCGGCGAGAACTGCCGCCTCGACCGCTGCCGAGCCGGTGTCGAAAAGGTCGTCGATTAAATACGTCCCGCTCTCCGCGATGAAGTAATCGACCACGAGCTGGAGCTGCCGGTATTGCGTGCGGTTGCTCGGCCCGAGCGTGCGCACCTCGATCTGCTCGCTGACCGCGTAAACCGCTGCCGCGGGAAACGAGATGCTGGCGATCGTGTTATTGCGCCCGCGAAGGATGTTCGCGGTAGGCACGACAAGCGCGCCGGTAAGAGCGTTCGCCGTCGCGGTCCGTATGTTGGTGCGTGTGCTCATGCGGCTGCTGTTTTGATTTGCATTGCTCCGCCGACGCGGGTGAAGCCGAGATTGACGGCGCGGTTGGCGAGAACTGCGGCGACTTTCTTCGCGGTCGTTCTGACGCGTGAATTGATGGCCGCGTCGATCATGCGCTGGTAGTTTGGAATCTTTACGTTATGCGCCGTGGCCTTGATGAACGGCTGCGGCCCGAAGCTCGATTGCACCGAGCCGAAGCGGATGTTTCCACCCGCCTGCGCCTTGAGCTTGTCGCTGAATTTCTTGTAGCGCGCGCCGGTTACTTTTGCCGATGAGTTCCATCCGCTGACGGTCCAGCCCACGCGATCTTCCATCATTGCTCTGACTCGGCGGAAGTCGGACCCGAACGCGAGAACTCGCGGCTTGCCCTTTATCCTGCGCCACGGCGTCTGCTGCTCCTTCTTGTATTTCCGAATCGCGTCTTCGTTTTCCAGCAACGGCCTGCCGTAATAGTGCGTGAGGTTCGGATTTCTGAAAAGCGCGCGCAGCTTCTCAACGTCGCGGTTCCTGACATATCGCGCCATCGACTTGTAGAATCCGCCCTTCGTCGCCTTCGCTTGAAGGTCTTCGAAAACCAACGGTTCCGCGAGCCTGCTGAAATCCGCGCGCACCGCGTTCGCGCCCTGCTGCTTGCTCTTGGGCGGCGTGAATTTCACGATGGTCTGAATCGCGTATTTCGCCTCCTCCTTGATGACCAGCCCGAGGTCCACCTTTGCCGCGTTTGCAAGACGCGCGAGCTGATACTCCAGCCGCGAGAAACTGGTCTCGATGTCGATCATATCGACTTCGCAACCTCGATTTCGCAGCCCGCGCCCTCGGCGTCCAAGGTCACGCGCTCGATAAAGTAGGTGATGCTCGCCCGTGAAAGCGTCTGCGTGACTTGCGGCGTGGCGCTTACGCTCGACGTCAAAAGGAACACGGTGAATTTGCTGTCCTCGCGGCGTTGGTCCTCGAAGTCGGCAAACGCATTGCTCGCCGCTGCCCAGATGCCCGTGACGCTCAAGCCTTGATATGTAAACGAGATGCCAGCCTGCGCCAGTATCGCCGAGAAGTCGGAGTTAATCTGAGTCGGGTCAAAGTCTCGCACGGCTGCCATACTTATGCGCCTCCTGTAAAATAAAACCGCGCGTGCAGCTCTGGCCGGTTCGCGAGTAGCCACGGCTCCGCGTCCTCGTAGCATCGTTGCGCGTCCTGCCCGCAGGTCTGCGAGCCGACGTGGTGAACGTAGGCCCGCGAGATGAAATGCCGCCGCTTCATGTCGATGCATTGCACGTCGTCCGAGAACCAATTTATCGGCGGGAAATCCACCCACGCGTCGCGGTGAATCCATGCGCAGATCGGCGCGATCACCGGCGTCTCGACGATGTGCCGCTCGGATTGGTAGCGTAGGAAGTCGATCTTGCCGCGTCCGCTGCGCACGTTCTGCTCGCCGCGCGCATAGTCCGAGCGCGTCGCGACGTAGCCGAGATCGGGCACGACCTTGCGCAGATGCGCGACATCCGCGAGAAGCACCGCCCACGTCGTCGGCGTAAACACGATGTCATCATTGCAGACCAGAATCTCGTCGTGGCGCTTGAAGGCTTCGCGCGCGGCAAAGTTGTAGGCGTCGCCGAAGTTATTTCCGACCTTAAGATGAATGTGCTTTTCGACCTCGCGCGGGACGTAGGCTCTGAGCGAAGCCTTCATCACGTCGAGGCACGCGCCGTTGACCGTGCAAACGATGATCGCGGGCGTGCTCACGGCTTTTTCGTGACAAGGATTTCCTTGATGTTCTCCGCGTCGATGAGCGTCACGCCGCTTGCCAGCACGAGCTTGTCCCAGTCGTGGGGCGGCACCATGCCGTCCTCGATGTGAACCGAGATCATCGCGCGCTCCACGGCCCGCGGTTGCCCCACGTCGTGCAGGAACTGCTTCGACATCGCCATCGTCTCCTTGTCGTCGGGTCGCACCAGAAACAAGTGCTCAACGGTTTCCGGTTGCGCTGCCGTCGCCAGCCACGCCTCGCGGAAGGACACCGAGCGCGTCGAGTCTCCGAGGGTTTTCTGAGTGAGCCGAATCGCGGGCAGCGCGTGCTTGTGAAACGCAAATTGCAACTCGCCCGCTTCCTTCGGTTTGTCCGCGAGCCGGTAAGACCGCGCGGCAAGATCGAGACCGGCCCAGCCATACCACTTCACTTCGTGCGTCCAAGGCCGTTCCTTCTCCTTCGGCTCCGGTAGCGACATCATCCGCTCCGCCCAGAAGCTCGCGCGCCTGCCGTCGTTGCGCTCGAAGGTGAGCATGATGACGGATGCGATAGCCTCGCGGCACCAAGGGAAGACGCCGTGCGCGCCCAGAGCGAACTGCAACGCCTCGCGCCGTGACGCAACCAGCCGCGCAAGGTTCAGCTGCACCTCGTAGCGGAACGAGTCGTCGAGATTTGGGAAGGAAAGCGCGATGCGCCCGAACTGCTCGGCGGCTGTTTTGTTTCCCGCGCAATAGTGCTCTTGTTGGATGTAAAAATACTGGGTCGCCGACTCGGCCACACTGCGCCCGAGGATTGCGAGGTTGCGTTTCCGGTTGCTCTGCTTGATCGCCACCGGCTGATGCCGCCAGACTGGCGCGGTCCATTCGTTGTGCAGGTCGTTCGGCAGCAAGAGCAGGTTTTCGTGCACGTCGTGATGCCAGACGCGCCCCGAGGCGAACGCCGTGCGCCGAATGATTCGCTCGCGTTGGAGCTTCTTGCCGGTCCCCCGCACGTCGTAGGGGCATCGCAGCATAAGCACGTCTTCCGTCAGTTCCTTGAGCCTTCCCCGCAGGTCCACCGCATCGGTCAGCACATCGTCGCAGTCGGCCCATAGAAGCCAATCGCCGGTGCCTTGGGCGAAGGCTTGGTTGCGAGCCCTCGCGAACGAATCAACGTGCCGCCACGCCTGCGCAGTGACGCCGTTGCGGTAGTCCGAGAAGACAATCGGAACCGCGTTGCGCTCGCACCAGTCGCGAGCGAGCTGTTCGGTGTCGTCGGGCTCCTGCGAGCCGATAGCCCGCACCAGTGAGAGTTCGTCGATGATGCCGACGAACGAATCGAGCATCGTTCGGATGTGCGCGGTTTCGTTACCGGCAATCACGCAGAGTGAAATTGTCATGTTGTGTGTTGCCTCCGGTGTGGCGAATCGCGCCGCAGCGTCAAAACAAAAAGCCCCACGCGGTGAGGCGTGGGGCTGTAAACTCAGCCGTATTCAGATCAGGAATACTGAGTGGTAATAAGCTGACCGGCGTTCGCATTGACCACCTTCTCGGCGGTGTATTGCGACGCGCGCACGATGTTCGACTTGATCGCTTCTTCGCGATAGGTCGAGACGCCGATGGCTGGGCCATACTCGGACCAGTTCAAGGTGAAGCCAGCGCCGCCACCGAAGAAACCGGCAGACGATTGCGTGACCGAGCCGACCCAGATAAACGTATTGGCCCAGACATTACCGGAAGCAAACGTTACGCCTTCAGGGGCGGTGTCGTAGCTGGCGCGACCGATCAGAACGGAAGCCACCCCGAACACCTCAGCCGCCGCTTGCGTCGATGCGTTGAGGATGGTGTCGGACGAAATGCCAGCGCCGCGAAGGCGGTTCTGGAACTTTGTGGAAGCACGGATGCGGGTCCACACTGGATACGGGATGATGGCGGACAGGTTCGTGACGCTCTCGCCCTTCGCGAGAAGACGGTCGGTAGCCTCTTGAACGTCAGCGCCCACGTCGAACGTGGCCAGATTCGCCGTCGTGTATGCTGTCCCGCTGTTCGTCGCCGTAAAGACCGTATTATCAAACAGTTTTGCAGCCACGCGCAGTTCGTGAGCGAGGAGCAATTTCCGTTTAGCGAGTTTCGCCGCGATGACTTCGGCGTCGAAGAAGCGGGCGACGTCGAGGGTGACGGTATCGTCAACGGCCTCTTCGTATCCATATTCCAAGGCCGTGTAGGTATCTTGATTAAACGCACGCGTGCCGCGCGGGTAGGCGCTGTAAGCGGCGCGGTTCTTTACGTCGCTCTTGAGGAGCTGGCCCTCTTTGAGAACGAAGGAAGGATACTGACCGGCGCGCACGGGCACGTCGAGGATTGGCATGGCCTGAACGCCGATCAAACCGGCTTCATAGTCCTTGGCCTGCTCTACGACTCCGGCGATGTCGCCGCGAAAAATGGCTGCACTATTGGTATACATGATATTAGATTTGTATTAAATTATTGGATACGACTTTTCTTTAGACGTTCTTCGGCAGCATCTCGATGATCGCACCAGCGTCGGACGCGGTGGTCAGCGATTTGCCGACAGTGATCGTGCCGGTGATCGCGACTTGGCCGGAGGCCACGCTGAACACCGTGTCACCGACAGTGACCGGACCAGCAAGGAGAGTTGCCTTGACGGTAGTGCCGCCGAGGAACTGAACGCTGATTTGATCGCCAGAAGCGGCGTCGATTAGAGCGACGCCGTCAGGGAGAGAAGCGGTGGCGGAAAGACCGACGCCGCGATTGCTGGAAATGGACACGAGACGAAACGCGGTGATAGCCGAGTTTGCGACGAACGTGCCCGCATTTTGGAATGAAGTAGCCATGTTAGTATTTTTAGAGTTTCACGAGTTCGCCGCTCTGCACGCGCGCACGATAAGCGGCGTAAAGGTCAGCATGATTTTTGACCGCGAAGGAGATCGCCGAGGATTTGTCGCCCTTGAGCTCAGTGGCTTTGGCGGCGACGACGTCCTCGAACTTCTGCGCTTGCGCGACTGGTTTGGGAGCTTCGGCCGAGGCAATCGGAGCGGCTGGCGCACCGAAAGACTTGGCAAATTCTTTGACGGCGGCGAGAGCCGCAGCGTTGGCCGCGAGTTGCACGACCTCAGTCTGTGCGCTCATGGCGGCGGGTTTCTCTTCAACGGGAGGAAGCGCGGCTTCGAGCTTCGAGAGTTTATCGTGGATGCTCATCATGGCTGATTGAATCATGCCTTCGATGGCTTTCTTCATGTCGTCATTCATCGTTTCAATTTTTGCTTTTGATTCTGGCGCGGTCTGGAGTTGCTCCAGCTTGCGCGCAAAAAATCCATTCGGGTTCGCAGCGGGTTCGCTGACGAGATCGACCGAGTAGATTTCAGAACACCTCTGCAAAGTCGTGAGCTTGTCCGCGCTCTTTTCCGACGGACCCGAGAACGCAATCGAGAGCCCGAACGTGTCGGGAATCCGCTCGGCAATCTCCAAAATGTAAGCGCGGTGAACCGAGGATTCGAGCAGGTGCAAATCTCCGAGGAGCTTCTCGCCCTCGATGCGCAACGTGTCGATGTAACCGACGATGTCGCCCGCGCCACCGCTGTGGTCGAGCTTCACCTTGAGCCCGCCAGCGTATTGCTCGGCTGCGGCCTTGACCTGCTCCAGCGTCTTGTCGTCGATCATCACGCCGTGACCGAGCGCCGGTCCTTTGGTGATGAGCGAGACGCCGCGAATGATTCCGGTCTGCGCGTCGATGACGCCTGCGGAGGCTGCGAATGTGATGACGGGTTCCATCGCCAAGGCGATGGGCGTCAAAATCAATCCTTCTTCTTCGCCTCGCGCCGCCAGCGCCAGAGCAAGAACGCAATGCCGAGGAGCGTGCCGACGAGCGCGGCGACCTCGTTGACCTGCGACAGCGAAATCATCGCAGCGGCTGGCGTTGCGGCGGTCAGGAGGGCTTTTGTTTGGTCAGCGTTCATTTTGATTTCTTCGCCATGCGGTCCCCGAACCACCATCCCACGCAGTTGAACGCGGCGAAATTAATCTGCTCGACCATCGGCGTCCGCTCTGGCCCGACCGAGTGGAAATAAACCACGGTCGCGATGCCGACGAGCGCGAGCGTGATGAACGGGCGAAAGAGCGTGATGACGTTCGCGCACCACGGCGAGACGTTGCTTGGCACGGTCGCGGCCTGCTGGCTCGCGGTAAACGCTGCCCACGCTGCGGCGTCGGCGGCGATGCCAGCCATCGTCTTCGCCTCTTCGAGCTTCCGTGCGTGGTCCTTGCCGGCCTTGTATTCCTCAAAAAAGCCGTTGCCAATGCGGAGAATCACACCGAGCGCACCACCGCCGAGAGCGTTGCCGAGCAAATCGAGGATGTTCATTTTTTGTTAAACATATCGAACAACGCTTTGATTTTCTCCTCAAGAACTGCGACGCGGAGGTCCAGCTTACTGAGCACGATGATGAGCGTGATCATCCCCAAGAAAATCGGCCACCCCTTTACGAGGATTTCAAGTGCGTCCATGGTTACGGCGTCCAGACATACACCCGCGCAACGATGCCGACGAAGTTCTCTTTCGTCACGCGCACCTTGTTTTCGTATGCTTTGTTTCCGAGACCGGTCATAATCCAGCCGCCAGCGTCAAGCTGTGCGGCTTGGTGCATTGTGTTGGAGCCCGCGACGTAGTTGATTGAGTAGATCACGAGCGCGCCCGTCGTGATGTCGCCGTAGCGCAGGCTTGTGCTCGGCACCGCGTAGGCCATCACAGTCGCCAGCGGGTCGGTGCCCGCAGGCGCGGCTGCGATGTATGGTGCCATCGAGCCCGTGCCTAGCACCGCCACAGCCCCGAGCCCTGCCAGCGTGCGCGCCTCCTCCTGTGTCTTGGCCACGATCCGCAGCGGCAGTCCCGCCGTGAGCACCCGCTCACTCCGCAACGCAAGCCCCAGCACGACCACAAGGCCGAGCACAAGGACCGCGAGGAGAAGTGAGCGGCGTAGCGTCACGACGTCGGCTTGTCAGCGGCAGCGGCCTTGAGCTGTTCAATCTCCGCCAGCGCAGCCGCGAGGGAGTCAACGAGCAGATTCAGCGACTGCTGTTGGAGTTGGGAAACGATGGCGTTCTTGTGGTCGTCTTTGGTCATGGCTTATTCCTCGGATACCAGTTCAAACCCCGCGTTCACCGCGAGCACAGCCGCAAACGCAGCGTCGTCCGTCCACTCCGCGCATTGCTCAGCCGTCGCGGGCACAAGGCCCACGGGCATGATCTCCACGCCCTCGGCGTCGAGGAGATGGCAGTCGGCCACGGCGGTGGGGTCGGTGTATTGAACGTATCGAACTTCGAACAAAGTTCCGACTTTCGGCTGGGCGGGAGAGCCCATGGTGTAGGGTGCGATTGGGATGGTCATGGGATTAGTCGTTCGTGGTTTTGGCCGCTAAGTAGAGGGTGACGCCGTTCACGACCATCGTGATCGTGCGGTTTGGAGACGTTGGAGAAACGGTGTTGACGGTGTTGCCGATCGTCACCGCGCCCGCGAAGGTGGCGGCTCCGGTGGTGCTCAGGGTGCCCGTGACTGCTAGGCCGGTGGAGGAGATGATAAGAGCATTTACGCCAGCCGTTGAATCCCGAATGACAAAATTATTATTACCACCAGAATTGATGCCTGCGCCAAGTCGCCATTGGTCTGATACACCTACGACAAATTGTGAATAATAAGCATTGCCTGCCCCGATTGTAATGTCTGTCGCCGTCACCGCGCCCGCGAAGGTGGCGGCTCCGGTGCCAGCCGATAGCGTAAGAGCAAGGACGGATGCTGCGGCTCCATCGGTAACAAGGAACCTCATATTCGTCGAGATTCCTTGGTTCGCAAAATACAACCCACCTGCTGCACCGTTTTGAGTAATAAGTCCTGATCCATTGCCTGCCGAGTAGGGGTAGATTCCACTATTGGCCGAGACCGTGCCGCCCGCCGTCACCGCGCCCCCGAAATAGCTCGCGGCACCCGTAGCCAGCCCACCCGTGACCACTAGCGCGCCTGCGCCTGCGGAGCCTGCGGTGGAGGAGTTAATCTTCAGCCCGCCTCCTCCGGTGAGGCCGGTTTCGCTGGTGGTGCCGATGAGGACGTTGCCGCCATAAGGCTGGAGCAGCATTGAAAACGCCGTGCCGCTCGAAACGCTCTGCGCCAACGGACGATTGGATACGCTGTCGTGCGCAAACCAAAATCCGAGCGCGCCACCGCCTCCGCTCAAATGGGAGTTTGCGTTTGTCTCAATATCACCAATTCCAGTGGCTGAGGTCGTGGACAACGCCCAGAGTTGACGATTGACGCGCACGTATCCCGTGCCCGCTGGGGTAAGCGTTGCAATGCCGTTGGCCCCCTGCCCCAGCACCAGACTCGCGCCGCTGCTGCCGCCCGCGAGCGTCAGGTCGGTCAAGGCGGGGGAGGTGAGGGATGCGGAGATCGGCGTGGTAAGCGTGGGGCTCGTCCCGAACACAAGCGCGCCCGTGCCCGTCTCGTCGGTTAGCGCCGCCGCGAGATTTGCCGAGGATGGCGTCGCGAGGAACGCGGCCACGTTTGTGCCGAGACCGCTGACGCCGGTTGAAATCGGGAGGCCGGTGAGGTTTGTCGCGGTCCCGCTCGCTGGCGTGTTGAGAATCGCACCCGCGCCCAGCGTCGCCACGCCCGAGACGGAGAGCGTGCCTGTGATGCCCAGCCCCGTCGTCGCGACATCGAGCACCTTCGCGCCGCCAGCAGCCACGCCGAGATTGTTCGCGCCGATTCTGAAAAGCCCCGTGTCTTGGTCTGCGTCAAACGCGAGGCTCGGATTTCCGACAGAGCCCGCAGCCGCGTGCACGCTGCCGGTCGGGGTGATCGTGCCGGTAACGGTCACGCCCGTGGTCGTCATCGTCGCGCGGCTCACGCCAGCGACCGCAAAGCCCATCACGTTTGCACTCGCGCGGAAAAGTCCGGTCGTTGGCTCGTTGGTAAAGTTGAGCGAAGGAGCCGCAGCCGTGCCGTCGTCGAGCGTGATGTTGCCGTCCGTCGCGTTGATCGTGATCGAGCCCGCGCCGTTGGAAATCGAAATGCCTGTGCCAGCGGTGAGCGTGGAGTTCACGAACGCAGAGCCGTTGCCGATTAGAAGCTGTCCGTTGCTCGGCACGGGCACGAGGTCGGTCATCGTAGTGACACCGCCACCTCCGCCTCCGTTGCCGCGCGCTGCGCTCAGAGTCCAATCGCCAGCCGTGCGGCTTGGGCGCTCGCGGTTGCCGTCGATGTTGCTCACGAAGCTGTCGCCGTTGATCGTGACCAAGTCGAGCCGCTGGTAAGTTTCATCGGGCATCCAACGTCCGCGAGGATTCAGCCCGCGAGGTTCGGCGAACTCCTTGCGAAGCTGGTCGATTTCGCCAGCGCGCGGGAAGCGCGAGAGTTCGTCGGTCACGATTTCCTTCACCGCGTGCGTGAGCATTGACGCCGCGTCCTCGATGCGTGCCTCGGCCTTCGCGAGCAGGTTCACGTTCTCCGCGCGCTCGGCCATGAGCACCGAGTATTTCGCGGCGGTCGTGATTTCCAGAGCCTTCGCGAGTTCGTCAATCTTCGCGGTCAGCGCCACGCTGATCTTCGCGTGTTCGTCGGTCGCGCGGGCGATGACGAGCTGCTCAAGCTCGGAGCGAATCGCGGGCTCGGCCTCTTCGAGGTTGCGCTCGATTTCCTCGGACAAGTGGTCGCGAAGTTGCGGCATCGAATCGACGAGCTGCTTGAGCTCGGCGCGCTGTAAGACTGCTAGCTCGATCAGGTGGTCGATTTGGAATTGCGTGTCGTTCATGTGATTATTTCCCAGCCTTCGGATGCTTGCTCGGCAAGAGGTCGTTATCGGTCACGTATTTTGGATTCTCTGGGCGCCCGTTTTTCAGCAGGTAGAGGTAGGCGTTCACGCGTGCAAACGCCCATTGCTTTGCCGAGGAAACGGTCGGCGAATGGGAGCCGGTAAACGCTCCCAGCCCGCGCTGATAAACGGTCTTGAGTTGTCCGATGGTGACGCCGTATCCGAGCTTCGCTTTATGCTTCTCGTTGAACTCGTCGGCCTTGGTTTGCAGCGTCTCCTCGACGTCCTTCGCGACTTCTGCGCCGCGAGTGTTGGACGCATCGCCCTTCGCGGTTCCTTCGCCCTTTGGGTCCTTGTTCGGCGTGTCCGACTTCGGCGCCTTGTCCGACGCGACGATTGCGCCGCGCTCGCCGACCTTTGCGAAATGCCCCTCGTGCTGTTTCATGCACACCGCGTTGCGCTGTTCCGCGTCGGGAAATTCAGCGGTGGAGACTGGGTCGGCCATGCACCGAACCATGAAATCGCCGTGATCTTCATCCGCGTTCGGAGTCGGCAACTCGTATTTCTTCGTCGCAAGCTCGATGATGCTGCGCCCACCGAGCACCCTTTGCTTCGTAAGCTCGATCACGCCGAGCTGTTTCGGT